CTCGCTCCATTGCATTACTCGTTATACGACATGCTTAAGAGGCGAGGGTGGCTGCTCGTTGGTGAACCGACCGACGCGCACGTATCGAAACTCACAGGCGCAGCCTTTTTAAGCTTCGACTATTCTTCCGCGACAGACAATATTAAGCGGGAATATGTCAGGGTTGCAGTTGAGGTATTGATAGAACAGGCGGACCGTCTTTCAGAGGACGAGATTGAGGCACTCTGGGTGCTTGCTAACCTCAAGATTGATGGCGAGGAGACATTTTCAGGCCAACCCATGGGGTCGGTTATGTCTTTCCCTTTGCTGTGCGTGATCAACAAGACCGTAGTTGACATGTCATTAGCCGCTATGTTAGACAGGAAGGAGATTAGTTTCAAAGAGTGGACAAGTCATCCCCTTTTGGTTAATGGGGACGATTTGTTAACCCGCGAAGTACGGGGCAACACAGATCTCCGGGGTGAAGTGGTCAGACAAGGAAGTGAGATTGGCCTCGTCGTCAACGTAGAGAAGACCATGGTCTCTGAACGCGACGGAGAAATTAATTCCACTTACTTCCAAGATGGCCACAAGCTACGTAAGTTTAACGCATCTTCCCTGTGGATGGATGCTGGTGTTGAGGACGTGTTGGGTTTCGCGGCCCAAGCCACGCCCGACGGAAGGACGTTTCGTAAGGTGGTTAGACGTAATCTGCGAACTCTGGCCAAGCAGTCAGATAAGCATTTGACGGAAATCCCACTGTCCTTGGTAGCCGTTTGCCGAAAAGACAAAAAGATAAGAGCGGCTATCACCAGCTTGCCTGATCGTGTGAAACCGATCCAAAATGGGTGTATTAGTATGGATCTTCGTCCAGAAAATTATCGCATGAGTAGAGATGAGGAACACGAGGCAATGAGAGAAGAGATCGAAAGAGTGAGGGAGCGAGGAATAGCTCGGGGGGCCGAAAGGCCGACCAAGTTTAGTACTGGCGTTATACCTGCTGCTAGATCTTTTAACTCTGTCCGAAAACAGACGCGCAAGGTCGGTCCCGAGTTAATCCCGGCCTGTTATGCTCGTAGCTTCATCAGAAAGATAAAAGATGAGGGTGTTTTGAGGGAGGTGGCTCCTCTCGATTTGTCGTTACCCCCGGGTGACGGCAGTCAGGTGAACGTTATACTTGACAACATCCGCGCGTTTAAAAGTACGAGAAACAGCAGTGCATACCCAGGAACAATCGACGCTACGGCTGACTTTGTGAGTTTGTGCTGCTAGTACGAAAGGAATATGGAAAGTAGTGGTGTGCCGGGCTACGGCCGTGTGGCGCGCCCCCTCCGGGGGGACTACCAGAAGTGTTCTGATCTACAGAGCAAACCGAGTTAATACCTCTCGG